TCATATACCCATTGCAGCAGTCCAGAACACATCAAATTCTACTATTTTAGCACAAATAAAAGCTATATTAACAAAAAGAAGAGCTCTATGCATTCCATACATCGTTTCTTTTTTGTACATACATATCATCTTTATCACTATTACATAGAGATTTAGACAAAATACTATGAACAAAAATTGATAATATATAAACTCACTTCGAAAAGAATCATACACTAAAGTACTTAAACCATACGAATTATAATATATAAAAAATTTGTTCCATGAATAGTAGTGTAAATATGAATAATCTTCAAAAATAAAAACAACAGTAGATTGTATTTGTATTGCAAAAAGTATTACCGTAAGTATATCTATAGCTAAGATTATTTTTCTTTTCATTCTACTACCCCTTTCCATTCTCCCACAAATCGAATTCTGGTGTAGCTTGCCAAGATAACTGGCAAAATTTTTCATTTTAGTTGGCAATGGATAAAAGAACTTTTTTATACCAGTTTTTTGTGCAAAAATATGGTCTTATTTCTCCATTTATTGTGGTATTTTCATCAATAATTTGTGATAATTAATTCATTCACTTCTTTATCAGCAGTTTTACCTACAGTATATACTGTTTTTACTTCTTTAACATTAAATTTATGATATAATTTTCTTATGAAAGGATGGTCATTTATCGTCAGCAAAAATTTACCTTTGATTCCACTCAAAATATTTTGTAAACGGATATGATCTTCTTTTTTAAATTGTATTTCATACCCAGTCAACTCATAGTATGGCGGATCGCAGAAAAATACTGTGTACTTCTCTATCGTACTTCTTTATCACCTCTTCAAAATCTAAATTTTCTACATAAGTTTTCCCTAATCTCTCTGCTATTCTTTCGAATTGCATATTTAGTATTTGTTTAGGCGGTCTCGAAGGTCTATAACCATAGTGACTCCCATTGCTTGCAAACGAACTATTTATCCGGTAAAAAAATTGAATAGCTTTTTGAATATCCGTTTCTACAGATGAGCTTTTGTAGAATTCAAAAGTATCACGAGCGTTTACTTCATATTTCAAGAGCCTTTCGAATTCTTGCGAGTGAAATTTCAGCACACGGAATAGGTTTACTAAATTACTGTCTCTATCATTAATCACTTCTACTTTTGATGTCTCTTTTCCAAAATATACCCAACCTGCTCCAAAAAACACTTCACAATAACATCTGCGTTCTGGTAATAACTGTATAATTTCATCTCTTAATTTTGATTTGCCTCCCATTCTTGCAATTGGTGGCTTTAATTTTTGCATAATAACTCCTCCTAATTTTTCTTAAAAACATTTGTTCTTTTTTTTGAGAAAAAATAAAGCAACAAAAGAGGCATAAGCCCCTTCTGTTGCTCCATTGTCCTATTGCTCGTCTCCTGCGATAGGTTGTCCATCTGCATCCAAATTCATTTGTTTTAGCACTACGATTACATCAGCTCTAAAGCGTTTCGGAACAAGCGGACGCTCTTTTGTCTGTTTGCCTTTTTCTGCAGTCATATAACCATAAGCAACACGACTTGCGAACCATTCTACCATTTGATACACCCCCTTTCGTACTAAAAATAAATATTTAAGGTGCAAAAATACACAATAAATCCTCTCCATTACTCTTCATCTTCCTCTTGCGATAATAAAAATTCTTGCAAAGCTTTGTTTGTCTTTTTCAGTTCTTCTCTTAGTTTTTCCGTCTCGGTTTTCGGAATTTCTACATAATGCAATTTGTAACTTTTAGATTCTTTGTCATAAATTACTTCTTGTGTGTACCCTTCCTTTTCAGGCAGTGGTTCTAACTCTATAAGTTCATGTTTAATATTTTCCGTTTCCGACAAAAACTGTGTCGAAACGATTTTTTTATCGTAATCGTTTCGCATTGTTGTAATTAATATTTTCATAGCTATCCTCCTATTATTTTATCCCTATGAGTGTAAATGATACTGCAAAACCTCCGGCGCTGTAATCAATAGCACCGTTTCTATCCAAAATTGCAATTCTAATTTTTTGAAAGTCTGGATAAACAAATACCGATATTGAGGAGCCTGAATAATACGTGTATAATCTTATCCAATTCGAAGGTTCAACTGGTATTAGCGTGGAAATGTTATAGCTTCCTTTACCACTTTGTGTTGAATAATCTCTTGAGTGATACTGATGTTGTAAAAATAAAACTTTTCGCATTTTAGTGTCTATCGTTGCGTCTGTATCACTATATCGATTTACATTAAATGGCGTAGCTACTATCCCCTGTTCCGAAAATTTATTTTCAAACCACCACACAAAATCATTCCATGTGTTTTGTATAGTAAGTCCGCTATTGTACCCTAACCGTTTATTTATCGCACTAATGAGGGTACTTTTACCATCAGTGAGCGATTGAAAAACCTCTTGCAGTTGTGCAGCGGTTGCAAAGTGACTGCTATCATGACCATCCAACTTCTCGGAGTTGGCAGCTTTTTCTGTTTTTCCTAAATATCTATCATCGTGATTATGTGCTGCAGGAGGAAAACTTTCAGGAATGCCTGTTAAATCGTTATACTTCCCTGTAAAAGCTACTTTTTTTAGGTCAGCTAAAAACTTTGTTATTTTTGAAATAACTGTCTTTAGCGTGTCTCCGGTTTGTGGCAAGATTCTTGTGATTGCTGCTACAAATTCAATTTGTTTTTCGCTGACATCAAAATTTTCTACAACTTCTGTAACTTTTTGTTCGATATCCCCGAATGCATTATCGATTTTTTGATTGTCATCATTAAAATCTATCATCTTCGGATATTCATTCAATTGCCATTGGCTTAACTTAAGATTTTTTGTTTTGTTTTGTGATGGCATTTTTACCTCCTTTACTCTCTATATTCTGTGAATTCTTTCCAATTTAGCCTTAAAGCTGTCCATTGTTGCCATGTCTTGTTGTAAGAATCAAACTCTGCCCATGTCATGTAGGTAAATATATACTCTATAGCTAAGTGTGCCGGGATGATTTGTGAGAGCATTTTTTTAAAATCTTCCAAATTTGCAGGGACTCCTCTTGTTCCAACGAATTTGATTTTAACAGTATATTTTGCGTTGTCTTCTATCACCTCTACTTCGCCGTTTGAAAAGGCAACTGCAACATTTTTTATCAGTGCTTTTGTGGTAGTCGCTGTCCCTCTCATCTTTGCCATGATAATTTCTCGGCGAAACTCATCGGATAAAGATTTGTTAGTTTCAATAGCTAGTTCTTTCTCCCACAGTTCCAGTCCCCAAGTAGCTGTTGTTATGAACATTTGGTCTAATGTACTTACCACTGCACACTGTAACTCTGATATTTCGTTTCCCAATGCATTCTGCAGCGCTTGCATTTCTTTGATTCCATGCCAGTACCTTGGCAAATACTTCATCAAGTCGATATTTTTGGAATTTGGCATTATGGTATCACCTCTACTTCAAGAGAGGAAAGGAAGGGGATCTCTTCAGCTAAAAGTTCTGCGTTGCCTGTTTGAGAATTTAGCTTTAAGTCAGTATGATCCAGTACATCAGGAATTGACAGTAAAATACTTCCGATTTTAGCGATAGAAATATAGTTGTCATTGAAAGAAACGGCTTTGAAATAGCTTTTTAATGCTTCTGAAAAACGAGATTTTATTGTCTGTAAATCAGCACCTTTTATCGTTTTAACTTTAACTGATACAGCGATTTCTTTTTTTGCTGCACTTTCTACAGTCACTGTTGCTCCAATCGGTCTAACTTCTTCTATATGCTCTTTTACTGCTTGAATCAGTTCAGGTGTTGCAATTTGCATTTTACTATCAACTATAATTAGTTTGACTGTCCCTGCTCCGGCATGTAACGGAAAGACCTTTACTCCACCGACTCCCGGAACTTCCATAGTCCATAGCTTGTAGTGTGCAACATTTCCACTAGTAGCTGGCTCTCTTACTTTAGCAAAGTAACGTTCTCTTAGGTGTTCTGTCGATTCTTCATTTTGTCCTAATCGAACTATCTCTATGGCTTTTGCAGATGCTAAGTTTGGAACATAATCAATGGGTATTAAATCAATCGGAACCAGTACATTTCCTTCCTCTCCGGCTGTTTCACATTCCACTATATATATCCCATCCGAAAGCTTTTCTAAGACTATATAGTTAAGTTCTTCTATGGAAAATCGTGAAGAGATTGCGATTTCTATCGGATTTTGTAATTCATCGTTAAATGCTACCTTTAATAATGTTTTGGTAGACGGGAAAATATCAATCCCCCGTTCCTTTGCTATTTTTATCAAATATTCCTTGCTCGCTGTTTCTCCGAATGCCTGCAGTAACAGATTTTTAAGTTCTAAATACATGAGTTGCAGTTCTATCGCTGCAGGTGCAAGTGCATCATAAATAACACTGCCTTCTCTTTTATCAATTTCCGTTGGAACTTTGTCTAACATCCTTTGTAAAATTTCTTCATAGGTAATTTCTAAGTTCATATTCTCACATCCTTTACCACTGTAAAAGTCCCGACTGTTGTTCCCACAGTAAAAAAGATGCGTACAGTTCCTCTTTTTCTAAATGTAACTGAAATATCTTTTAATGCTGTGACTCTATCATCTTGTAGCAACGCTTCTTCAAATCGCCTCACAATTTCAGAACGAATGTAACTTTTGGGCTTTCCGAATAAATCATTTAATTCGATTCCGTAATTCCAAGAATAAATTTCATGCTGATATCTTTCTGTAGAAATTATTTTATAAATTGCTTGTTTCATCGCTTCTATTTCATCTGTTTTTCCAAAAATATCAGCATTGTCCAAGCGAATGCGATATGTTAATGTAGGTTCTTTTGCAGCTTCTTCTTCATTTTCTACATCAAATGCCGGATCAACTACTGGTATCATCTTGCATCAACCCTTCCTAGTACAATATAACTTTGTCCGCCTTCCACTCGTAAAAGGATAACTTTTTCTCCTGTTTTTAAGGAATTGTGTACTGTAATTCTTTTCTTTCCTTTAATGGCATGATCATGTTTCGCATAAGATGCTTGACCTTCTCCACCGGATTTTTCTTCTGTTTTCCAATCTTCCAAAGTGATTTCTATCGTGTAATCTCTCACTGCATCTGTAAGAATCAAAAAATCTTCCTCGATAGATAACTTCTGTTCTGTAACTACTTTTAAAGGAGATAGACTGCTAACCGTAGCAAAAATCATTTCCACCGGTGATTCTGAATTCTGTTGTGCCTTTGCGATTTTACGAATTGCTTGTGCCATGCTCACTACATTCTCCCCCTTACTTCTAAATTCATCCAATGCTCATCAGTAGAAAATTTATGTGTGACTTTTTCGACTAACATATAATTTTTAATACTGATATCTCCGATATCCTTAAAATTTACCAAAACGGAAGATCCTCCACGAACTCTTGTGTCTCCAATTGCATTTTGAACGGACAATTTGCGATTGACCTTACAGTATAGTTCTAACAATGCATCTGCCTTTGCTTTCGCATTTGTCTTTTCATTAACTTTTTCATAGTATTGCAATTTACCCCACTGATTCTGTCTTTCTGTATTTTTTGTAATAAATACATCTCTTTTACCGGTTTTTTTATTTTCTTTTACCAGCTTAATTTGATTATAAACATCGTCCAAAGTAGTCTTATAGCTAAAATCTTGTGTTGTATCATAATCCACAACTGTGTCCAACCGCATAGATTCCATATCTTTTAGCATAAGTCTTCCATACTCATCATATAATGTGTATATTTTCTTCGTATTGTCAAAGGTCAAATCCAAGGCATCATAGATAATGTCCAAAAGTGTCTGATTATCCTTTAGTCTCTTTTGGATAACATATCCTGTGTTGGATAGCTGACCGGTCTTAAGATTATAGTCCTTTGCAATCATAGAAATAACTTCATTTGCTTTTTTTACCTTATACACATAAGTGTCTTTGTATTTCAAATATCTCATTTGGTCATAAGCAGTTACAGTAATGATTTGTTCTTTATTTCTTGATTTTTCCCAAACATAACCTAAAAAAAGCGGTTTCCCATCTTTCAAAAAGGTCACTTGATTTCCCTCTTGAAAGTTTAATTTGTTGTCTTTTACTACAAAAAACTGTAGCTTTCCCGGAGCATTTCTGCGTTCTGTCGTCCAAGTAATATCTCCTTTTAGCTCCGGTTGCATTTGTACATTTTGATTTAAAATATATAGCTCAAGCATCCATTCCACCTCAAAATTTTATGATTTGTCCCGGTTTGATTTTTTTAGGATTTTTAATTCCGTTTTTCATTGCAACTTCTTTATACTTACTACCGTCGCCCAGCTCTTTTTTGCAAATCGACCATAGATTATCACCTTTTTTTACTTTATAACTTTTAGCAGGACTCTTCGATGTACGATTAGATTTCTTTTTAATAGTAGCTTTTTTCTGATTTTGTGTATCTTTCTTAATTTCAACAATTGCTGTTTTCGTTCCGAAAGGAACATATTTTTTAAATTCAACAGAAACAACAACATCTAATCCATCTTTTGCATCTTCTACAATGTCATATCCCTCTAAACTGACCAACATATTAGTATCATCTTGAAACGACCCTTGAGAATTAGCACGAGCTATAATCAACCGAAATGGTTTTTTTGATGTGAT